AGAGTGGCGACTGGTGTGTGGTGCCGGTCTGTATCGAATGCCACGTCGGAACCCACGGAATCCACGGCACCCGCCAGAGGTGGAGCCTGCACAAGGCAAACGAACTGGAAGCGCTCGACCGAACACTGGAGGCCGTCTATGGCTGAAACCTGCACCGGCTGTCGCTTCGCCTCGCGCCGCTGGAAATTCCTCGGCTGGCGTCCGTACTGTCTGCGGTTCAGGTGCTTGCGGTCTGAGCGGTGTATCGACTGGAGGGCGAAGTAGATGCGGCGCATCTGCCGCCAGCCCGCCGTCGATTGGTTCCGCATACTGGCAGAACTCAGGCGCTACGACTTTACACAGGTCAAGGTGGCGAAGGAACTGCAAATTCCGCGATCCCGCGTCCGTGATTGGGCTGCTGGAATGTCCCCGCGTTACGAGGACGGGCGTGCGCTGATAATGCTATGGCGCTGCGTTTGCATAAGGAATCGCTAATATGACGCCAGAACAAAAAGAAAAGCGGAATAAATACATGCGTGAGTATTTGCGTGAGTATTACAAAACAGCAAAAGGGGCCGAGGTTCGGAAGAAGTCGGCGAAAAAGTGGAACGAGTCAGACGCCTGCAAGATGGCGAACAAGAAATACCAGAAGGAAAACTTAGCGTTCCGGGTGCGGCATAGCAAGAGAGTGAATGAGTTACAAAAAATCGAAAACGATGGGCTAAGGAAATGCGCTCGAAACTTCAGACAAAGCTACACCATCAGCGATGATGATCTAATCCTAAACGGAAAGCCCACCCTTGCTGCTGTCGCTAAAATGATCGGTAGATCACTGAAGGCCGTGCAAATGAGGAAGGCCCGTTTGCTTAACAAGCAATACGCCCTAAATCACAGATAAGAAATGTGCCTTGTGCGATTGTCGGAAAACCGACAGCGGAAAAGCGTACAAAGTGGGAATGGTACAGAGCGCATCCACCACTGCGAGCCAAGCGAAGCCGGGTAGGAAGGCCAGATCAGAAAAGCCGATTCCACCGCTTCACATCAACCATCAGGCATGGGACAAGCCCGCCGTGATGGCGATTGTGTGCGAGAGAATCGCGTCGAGTACGAAAAGCATCGTGACGATTCTGGCCGAGGGGTACGAAGGGAACTCGCTTCCGACCTATACCGCAATCAAGGAATGGCTATCCGGCTCGGAAGACCTCGCTGCCCAATACGCGCGCGCAAAAGAGGATCAGGCCGACTTCATGGCTGAAGAAATGGCCGAATTGCACAACAAGGCATGGATTCCGATTCTCGTTGATGGCCTGCCATTTATGGTTAATGGAAAACCCTTGATGACCGTCGATAAGGCGTCCGCGGCCGTTGTCAGGCTGGAAGCTGACAACAAGAAGTGGCTGATGGGGAAACTGAGGCCAAAGAAATACGGCGACAGAATGGAGCTGGCCGGCGATCCGCAGAACCCGATACAGCACGAACACGCGCTGCGCCCGCAACTGACTCCCGAGCAATGGCTGGCGGCGCATGGCATCAAGCCTTAGCCCATGTGGGACCCGCAGCCTGGGCCGCAATCATCCGCAATCGGCGCTGATTGGGTCGATGAGCTTTTCTACGGCGGTGAGCGTGGCGGCGGGAAGTCTGATTTCCAACTCGGCTATCAGGAAGACGGGGCGCTGCGCTACAAGGACCGATGGCGCGGGATCATGTTCCGCAAGACCTACGCTGAACTTGAAGAACTTCAGGCGCGCGCCGTCGAAATCTTCAGCGCATCAGGCGCAACCTTCAAGACCCAGCCTTCTGCTGATTTCCCGTTTTCGAACTGCTGGTATTGGCCCAGCGGTGCCACGGTCAAGATGCGCTACATCGAGAACGAGCGCGACTATGGGCGCTATCACGGGCATCAATACACCGGGATTTCGTTCGATGAAGTCACGGAATACCCGTCTCCGGGGGGATTGCTGAAAATGCTTTCAACCCTCAGAAGCCCGCATGGAGTGCCCTGCACGGTTCGCCTGACCGGTAACCCTGGCGGCATCGGGCATGTGTGGGTGAAGCAGCGCTACATCGATTGCGCGCCGGCCTATACGCCCTACAAAGACCCGGACACGGGCTTTACGCGCATGTTTGTCCCGAGCCGCACCGCTGACAATCAGATATTGCTGACCAATGACCCGCACTACCGCAACCGGATCAGGGCGGCAACAGGCGGAAACGAGGCGCTGCGCAAGGCATGGCTTGAAGGTGACTGGAACGTGGTGGCCGGCGCCTTCTTCGACTGCTGGAACAATGCGCGCCATGTGGTCAAGCCTTTCACCATTCCCGCCGACTGGCCGCGCTTCAAATCGATGGATTGGGGCTCTGCCCGCCCGTTCTCTGTTGGCTGGTGGGCCATCGTCCGCGAGGATTACGCACTCGGCAACGGCCTGACCCTGCCGCGCGGCTGCATGGTGCGCTATCGGGAGTGGTACGGCATCGCCAAGGACGCGATAGGCAATCCGATCTTCAACACCGGTCTGAAGATGACCGCCGAAGCGGTCGGCGCGCAGATCGAGGTGCTGGAACGCAATGACGGCAAGCTGACCACTGGCGTACTCGATCCGGCCGCGTTTTCCGAAGACGGCGGCCCGAGCATTGCCGAGCGGCTGATCAACGGCGGCAATCGTTCATCGATGTGGAAGCGAGCCGACAATTCCCGCGTGCCTGGCCGTGGATCAATGGGCGGATGGGACCAGATGCGCGGTCGGCTGATCGGCGAGGCCGAAGACCGCCCGATGGTGGTGTGCTTCGATACCTGCGTGCATTCGATTCGCACGATTCCCGCCCTACAGCACGACAAAGACCGTATCGAGGATATCGACACGGAGAGCGAGGATCACGCCGGGGATGAGTGGCGCTATGCCTGCATGTCGCGTCCGTGGGTCAAGCCGGCGGCTGTCGAGAAGCAAATCATCCCGCAAGGTGCTGTCACCGTTGATCAGTTCATCAAGATGGGCGAGCGCGGCCAGAGCCGGAGCGCGCGGATATGACCATCACCGCCATTCACCGCCACGACACGCAGCAGGGAAAAGCCTGCAAGCGCGTGGCGTTCTACTACAACGAGGTCGACGCGCCGCTGGATCGGATCGAGGCGCGGCGCGTGACCATGCTGGATGGCAAGACTCCGGCGTCAGGCGACACCATGAAATGCGGATCATGCGGGGCAGAGATCGGGCCGGAAGCGCTTGATCTGCTGCCCGGCGAACTGAATGCGAGGGCAATCAATTGAGCACGGGCGAAATCGAAACCACGGCAGACGACACCGACGAAGCCAAGATCACGAAGCGCTGGCTGCGTGAGTTGTCGCTGTCATCGACGCACGAAGCCAAGTGGCGTAAACGTGCGCAGAAGGTGATCGAACGCTACCGGGACGAAGAGGCGGCGACCGATGAAGACAAGCGCACGCCTCGGTTCAACATCCTGTACGCGAATACCGAAGTTTTGCGCGGGGTGATCTACCAGAAGACGCCGACGGCGGACGTTCGGCGCCGGTTCATCGACAAAGACCCGGTGGGACGCATTGCCGCGCAAACGCTTCAGCGCTCGCTCTCGTTCTGCGTGGATGCTTACCACTTCGACGGCGTGATGGAGGCCGCCGTCGAAGATTATCTGCTGCCCGGGCGCTGCTTCGCCAAGGTCAAGTACGTTCCGACCTTCGGCCCGGTGATCGGACAAGACGGCCAGCCGATGATGGATGAAGCCGGCCAGCCGGCCCAGCAGGTTGTTTCGGAAACCGTCGAGGCCGAATACATCGAATGGGACATGGTTCGCATCAGCCCGGCCAAGCGCTGGGCGAAGGTGCGCTGGGTGGCGTTCGGCGAACTGCTGACGCGCGACGATCTGGTCAAGCAGTTCGGCGAGGACATCGGAAAGCGCTGCACGCTGGATTGGTCGTCAAAGGACAAGGAAGAAGAGAAGGACGAGATGTTCAAGCGCGCCCTGGTCTGGACGATCTGGGACAAGACGGCGCGCAAGGTGCATGTGGTTTCCAAGGGCTTGCCGGAACAGCGGCTGGCCGTGAAGGATGACCCGCTGGGGCTGAAAGACTTCTTCCCCTGCCCGAAGCCGGTCTATTCCGTCACCACGACGGGAAGCATGATCCCGATTCCGGAATACACGCAATATCAGGATCAGGCGCTGGAACTGGATAATTTGACGGCGCGAATTGACGTGCTGGTGGATGCGTTGCGCCGCCGTGGGGTCTACAACGGGAACTATGCCGAGCTTGGAAAGCTGGCGACTGCGGGTGATAACGAATTCATCCCGGTCGAGAAGTATTCCGAACTGGTCGAAAAGGGCATCGAATCGGCCATTTGGGAAGCTCCCATTGAGGTTCTCGCCAAGGTCGTTGCGCAACTCATGGCGCAGCGCGAGAGCATCAAGCAGATAATCTACGAAGTGACCGGCCTCGCCGATGTAGTGCGCGGCGTGTCCAAGTCATCTGAAACGCTGGGCGCGCAGGAACTCAAGGCACGCTATGCCAACAGCCGAACCGGGCCGCGCCAGAAGGCCATTCAGGTCTTTGCGCGTGACTTGTTCCGACTCAAGGCCGAAATCATCGCAGAGAAGTTCAGCCCGCAGACGCTGGCGCAGATCACCGGCTTTGACCTGGCGATGAACGATCAGGAAAAACAGACGCTGCAAACGCAGGCGCAAGCTGCCGAGGCCGCCGGGCAGAAGATCGACACCAAGAAACTCACGCAGCCGACCTGGGAACAGGTGATGGCGCTGCTGCGCGATGACAAGCTGCGCGGGTTCCGGGTTGATATCGAGACAGACTCGACGGTACAGCCGGACGCCGCCGAAGAGCAAAAAAACCGGATCGAACTGCTGTCTGCCATCACGCAGTTTGTGGAGGGCGTAGCGCCCGCGGTGCAATCCGGCGCGGTGTCGATGGAACTGGCGAAGGAAATGCTGTCGTTTGGCGTGCGCGGGTTCAAGGTGTCGCCGCAACTTGAAGACGCATTGGATGCGATGGGCGGGGATCAGCAGGAACAAGGGCCGAGCGCGGAGCAGATCAAGCAGCAGGGTTTGCAAATGCAGCAGAAGGAACAGGAACTACGGGCAAGGGAGGCCGAGATACAGGGCGCCGAACAGAAGTTCATGGCGCGCAAGGTTGAGCTTGACCAGCGCGAGATGAAGGCGCAATTCGCGGAGAAGATTGCACAAATCCAATCTGACTACGAGAAGGCGGCCGACAATCTTGAAGCGGAGTCCGCTACGCGCGAGGCTATCAGTAGCGTCAAGGCGGTGGTGGCTGATCACGAACAGCGCGTCAAGGCAATGGTTGATGGAATTGCCGCGCAAGCGAAGCCAAGCGAACCGCAGGAGGAAGCCGGAGAGAAGGAATCCGAGAGCGCCGCGATGATGCAGCAGATTGCCGCCATGCACGCCGAAATGCTCGGCCAGGTGCAGCAGGTTATCGCTTACCTTGCCGCGCCGAAGAAACGAACCGCCGTGCGCGGGGCGGATGGCCGCATGCAGGGAATGACTGAGGAGCTTGTTGCATTCCCAGATGGTCGAGGTGGAGAAATAGCCAATGGCCGATAACATCAATATCGTACCGTCAGCCGAAGCCGGAGACCCGGCCGTAGCGACTGACGAGGTTGGAGGCAGGCATTTTCAGATCGTCAAAGCTGCCTATGGGGCAGATGGCGAGGCCACCGCGGTAAGCGCGGCAACGCCGCTACCCGTCACGACCGGACTGGTGCAGCCGCTTACCGATGCCGCGCTGCGCGCCTC